GCTGGGCAATCAACATAGTGAATGGGTACTTGGTGCTTTATCCGCCTGCAACCCTTGTCTCAGATGTAGGCAGAGTTATTGGGTTAGGCAGCGTCATCGGCTACGATTCAACCTTTGATTTCCTCAAGCTAGCAACACAATACATTGACGCGACCCTTGCTGCCATGCAAAACCCAAACTACCACGCAGGAAAGCCAGCAGGATAAACGTTGCGAAGCAAACAGTTAAAGCATGAATTCCCCCCTTTTTTAGTTAACATTTTTGCACGTCAGCCAGCATTCAAAAACCATCTTCTTTCACTTCTCCGAAGATAGTTTCTAGGAAGGTTGGAGTGTGCGTTTTGCAGCTCTCCTTTCTCCCTGGCCAAGGCTGAAAGCTGAAAGTGCCATGTTTAACAGTTTCGTCGTCTGGTTGAGTAAGAATCTCTGCAGGCATTGCAGCTGCGGCAAATATGAGATTTGCCTGCACTGCAGAGTACACAGGTTACTCAACAGACTGTATGGTCGATAGGTCTGTTCGCGCGCCGAACAGGCTTCAAAAGTATGCCACGTGGCATAATCTTCATAGTCATGGGAGTGACAAAAAGCATGAATCAACAACAGACCTCAAAAGGATCCTTAAACATCAACCTGAACAGTCTAACCCCTGTAAAAACAGTTCTGATCTGCGCTATTCTCCTTTGTGCTGGAATTGCTGCTTATCTAGGTGCAAACATCAACGTGAATGTTGATGTTCAAGCTCGTGTTCAAACAATCGAGAATAGGCTTGATATTCCAGTGAACAGCAGCCTCAGCGCCTTTCAGAAGAGCAACACGTACCTTGTCATCCAGCATAGCGCTGGCGCGTGTTTGATGAATCAGAGCGGTTATCTTACGGAGTTTCTTGCAAATCAGAGCCAGATAATTATGGATGGTTTTGGAAATGTTAGCAGTGCCGGCGGCAGCGTTCACGTTCAAACAGGAAGCTACACAGCATCCGTAACTGTTCTGAATAACGTAAGATTCATCCTTGACGAAGGCGCAACAGGAATAACTTGGACCGTCGCCTCTGGAGCAACCTGTATCATTGATGACTTTAACTCTGGCGTATTCGCGTATTACCAAGCTGGCCTAGCCTACAGCGTCTTCAATTACTCCAGCGGGAACTTGCTTGTGGCTACGATAAACAGCACGACCGTAAACTTGAACAATCTAGTCTGGAACGGATTGAACAGAACGGATACTATTGCAAGCCCTACGGGCGCGTACAATTATATCATCACAACGAATGGCGCCGGGAACTTTTTCGCGAAGAATGGCACGGATGGCACGGTTCTTCAAAACACAAACATAAGCGCAGTCGTAAACAGCGAGATAGGAAACCTAACAGTTGTGGGCTCTTCTGGCGGAAGAATTCTCATGAAAGCGGGAACATACAACTTTACCGCGCCAATAATCATGAAGCAGCATATTTGGATAGAAGGCGAAGGCCCAAGCATAACAATACTGCAGCTTGCAGATAATGCAAACTGCAACCTCTTCGAATACAAGAATAGCTCAACGAACGTTTTAGCAGAAATATATTCCATGACCATAACGGGCAACAGTGGAATGAACACGCAAGGATCAGGCATATACATTGAACCAACGGCAGGCGGCACCTTCTGGGACCTATCTCTTCACGACGTGTATATCACTCATTTCGCGCAGTATGGCATTTACACAAGTCAGTTCTGGGGCTACAGCTTCTTCGATGTCATCAGTGAATATAACCTGCTTGACGGAATACACGTTACAGGCGGATCCAGCGGCCACATGATCGGCAGCAAATTCATGTTAAACGGGCAGTGCGGCCTCAACATGACGGGCGGCGGCTACCTTGACTGGACAGACGATGACTTTCGACAAAACGGTTATCACGGCGTATGGCTGAACGGCTCAACCTGCAGCTTCATCAGCTGCCACTTCATCCAGAACAGTGCAAGCGCGAATAACACGTATGATGGCATCTTCCTCTATGGGACAGCTGCAAGTTACACGCGCATAATTAGCTGCGAGTTCAATGGTAAAAATGGAAACAATTTTGAACATTACGGCGTCGCAATCGCTGCTGCAAGCGTAGCGGAAACCCTCGTTGAAGATAACACTTTCTACGGGTATGGCGCTGCTCCTCTGGTTGATTATGGGACGGGCTCAAGAATTCATTATAATCATGGCTGGAATACCGAAGGTAACGGTGCAGCGACTTTTCCCAGCGGTAGCGTATCCTACAGTTTTCCACATGGACTCAATGGCACACCTACGAATGTTGGAATTAACTGGCAAAGCGATTTAGGCGGAAGAGGTTTCTATTGGAGTGCGAACAGCACGTACATAACGGTTACGCTCACTCAGCCGGCAGTCCTGCCGAACGTTGCTTTGGGAATAACTCCGACTACGACGGCTTGGGGTGTTGCGCCGACAAGCTTGGCTAACAGCACGGACGGCGACTGGACAACAAGCACGACAAACGGGACAACTAATGCGACGGGCTCGCAGGTCATAGGCACTCTTGATTATGACCTTGGAGCAACGTATACGTGTGAAGTCTTTACGAAAGTAGGCTTGCTCGTCAATCAAACCTGCACCTTGACCGGGTACTGGTACTATTCCAATGACGGCACAAACTGGAACTATAACACGGCAACGGGAGCATTTCAACGTGTAAATCCGACTAGCGAGCTTATAGTCGATAGTCAGGTTGAATGTGTCTCTGCTAGATATGTGCGTCTGAGCCTTTCGGCGAGTGTTGCCGCAAATTGCACGGTCTGCGTGTATGAAGTAGCAATGTTCAACATGATGCCTGCGGTTGCGGCAAGCGCAAACTACGGCTTCACGTGGTCTGCAAAGCTGGGTTCATAATCAAATGAAATAGGAGAGGGGTTAGGGATGGGTTCAGCAACAATAACTGCTGGAAATACTTATGTTGACGTACTGCACGGTCTCAGCTTCACGCCTACGATAGATCAGATTCAGCTAACCCCGCAGGATGACTTGGGCGGTAGAGGCTTCTGGCCTAGCAATCCGGGAGCGACAACTTTTCGCATAAACATAAGCATGTTTGACCCGGATACAAATCACGTTTTCAGTTGGCAACCTATCGGTACAGGAGCGCCCGTTACTCCTGCAGGAGCTTTTCCGATTGCTGCGAGTGATGTTCAGGCAGCCTTGAATGCAACGTATGACAGCGTCAATCATGTTTATGATGTTTATGGTTTGAAAATCGCTGATACGACCCTTGCAGCATACGTAAGCTTCGCAAACAATTACATACTTTCGATTCTTGGATCCACGCCGGCATCGACGGACCCGAAGTATACAGTAGCCTATAACGCTGCGCTGGACATAGCTTGCATTCGCGTTCTCGTCATTAGCATGGGCGGCAGCCTCGTAGGCGCCTTCGACTATTTCCTAGGCGATTTGCGTGTTGCCCGGGCAGGACCGTACAAAGAGGCGATTATGGCGACTTTGCAGGGGTTCAGGGAAGACTTGAGCCGGCATATGGTGAATCTTTCGCCTGTTGCAGTTGCTTTCGTTCCAAGATTGCAGAGTGAAGTAAGTAATGCACAGGGGCCGTTAGCGTCACCATGACCCAGAATATTCCGGGTGACCCTGTTGAGTCTGGCCCGTACGATTTTAGTGTTCCCCAGAACCTTGCTTCCGCAGGAACGGCACGTACGGTTTGGAGTGGCAGTTACGTGTATGCTTACGTGCGAGGCCAGAAACTGCTTTTGACAAGCCAGGAGCTGCAGAACCTCATTAACAACGGTGAAGACGTAGAAGTTAGGACTCCAGGCACCTAGAAGGGCACGGTATGACTGAGAATAACGTGCTCATCAGTCAGGTTTTGCAGGTAAATTGGACGTTAGCCTCGCCAGCAGCTAGCGATATTCTTTGGGAAACAACACGAGTCGATACAGTTTCTTTTCTTGCTAGCAGCAAAAAACAGGGGGTCAGCTGCTACAATCCTACAGGAGCTCTCCAGAACGATCCGTTAAGCCGGGAAGCTTGGCTCGAACACGAAAGAATAATCGTCGACGTACTTGTGAAGGTTTCAACTACTCCTCAGGCAGCCGCAGACGTCCGAAAGCTCATTCGCGACGAGGTCTACAGGATCCTTCACACAAAAGAGCTAGGCATATCTGGAATTGCAGATGTTTATGTTGAAAGAGAAATTACGAAGGTTGAAGGATCTGATTTGGTGCGGTTGACGCTTCAGGTAGCATGCGTCAATTTTCATGTAGTTCCAACTTGAGGGTTGACGTCTTGAGCATATCCTTCCAGGCAAGCGTACGAGGCGGCACAGAACTAGTTTTGAATCTTAACCGTTTTAGCGACGCGCTCAAAGAGAATGTACAGAGCAGCCTGGCACTCGTGGGCCTTCGTATTCTTGAGGATATGAGAAGTTTCACGCCGGTACGTACCGGCTTTTTGCTGAGCACGGAGAACATGGAAGAGGTTGGTTCATGTGCCTTCATCATTTACGCGCGCGCTTTCTACGCGCCCTACGTCGAATGGGGCACAAGACGGATGGCTGCTAGATTATTCATGACCCGAGCGTTTGAGCTGCATAGAGATGAGGTGCAGCAGGAAATCTGGAATGGAATAGCAGGTCTTGCCTCGCAAATGCTTAGGTGAAGCTTCTTGGACAAGTGGGTCAAGCTTCACATACGAAAGAAACTGCTCAATATGGCCGTACGCTTTCTCAACCATCTCCTGCCAGATCCAAGGCCTACATATCCTCAGACACAGCTCCTCGAGCAAGTCTATCAGAAGCTGTTCCAAACTTACAGGATAGAAACATATTGCGGTCGCTTCGATGACGTTCCCCGCCAGACGTTGGAGCACTTGCGCGATCGGCACTTCTTGAATATTCTGGAGCTCAGCCGGAAAGCCTTGATATACCTTGCCGACACGGACAGGTATTATCGTCAATGGCTAGGTCTTTTCCTGCTTCTCACGCACGACGTTCTCAATGAGTATGCAGAGTGTTTGACTTTTGAAGAGGCTTGCCGGCAGATTAATGGCCAGTGGGATTATGGCTTGGATGAACGTATTTTTGAACACTTTTTTGCGGGTCATAGGCGCGAGGCGCAGGAGATTGTTCTCTGCAACTATCTGCACAATCTCGTCACGATAAACTTGAATCGAGGTGAGAAACGTAATGAGCACCCCCTTAGTAGGTCGTAACGGCGTTATCCAGGCAAGCGCAGGCTCCGCAGTCACTATAGGCTTCGTTCAAGGCTTCACGGATGAAATGAGCGTTGACCTGATCAAAGAGTACGCATTAGCAAGTGACAAGCCTAGCATCTTGGAAGATGGGAATAAGCACTTCAAATTCAGCATTGACAAGATGTTCATCGACAAGGTTTATCAGCAGTATGTTTACGGTGGCACAAGCGTGGACATAATCATCGCGCCAGCAGGCACTGGAACGGGCAAGGAAAAATGGACGTACAAGACTTGCACTTTCACGGCATGGAGCATGAAGGTTGACCAGAAAGGCATCGTAAGCGAAAAAGTAGCCGGAGAAGCCAGCGACATCGTAATAAGCGCATTCTAAACCTTTCCCCCCTCTTTTTCAGAGGATAATAATCACGTTCATATAACGATTTGAGGTGAAAACTTTGAAGGAAGGAGAAATTGACTGGGCTAGAGTTACTGAGATGCAGCAGCGGTTAGAAGAGCTTGAAGCTGAGAAACGAGAACGCACGAAAATCTTCAATCCGAAAGAGCTTGTCCGGAAAGCAAAGCAGATACGCGAAATTGTAGATGAGGACCTTGGCACGATCCGGTATGTGCTGCTGAGTTACAATGAGCTCATCGAGCTTGCTGAGAAGTACAAGGACAACAGGGACAGGAGCATAGCATTGCTGTGGAAGCAGCTAGCGCCTGCGAATGAAGGTTTGACGTTTGAGGAAGTCAAGGAGATGCCTTACGAGGTTGTCGTGCGTCTCTTGATGAAGTTGCAGACGCAGGGGAGTTTTTTTCCGCAGAAGAAGCCGTTCTCAGCGAGTGGCTTAGCATTAGTGGATCAGCGCAGGCAATCGGATTCATCGCCCATGAGTACGGATACACCTTAGAGTACATTGGAAGCTTGACGCCTTTCCAAATTCAGTTCTTAATCGAATGGCCTAAGTGGTATCAGCAGAGAAAATAATGAGGAGCCTTGAATGAGCAGCAGTGAAGTAGAGATCCACCTTGTCGCGTATGACGAGGCTTCAGAGATCATTGCTAATGTAGGCGCCACTATGCAGGGCACGCTTAATGATGTTGAAGGCAGCACGCAGGGAGTTGCCGCCGCAAATGAAGAGCTCAAGACAAGCTTTTCAAGTTCCGCGATGAGCATGAACAGCCTTGCCATGGCGGGAATGGGCTTGTATATGAGTTATGACAGGATTGAGCAAGCTCAGGTTCGCGTCGATAGGGCAAACCTTATGGTTCAAAGAAGCACGGAAACCCTTGAAAAAGCTCAAACAGCCTATAACGACGTTATCGCCAAATACGGTCCAGCCAGTACGCAAGCTAAAGATGCGTTGGATAAGCTGAGCATTGCCCAGAACGCCTATAACGTAGCTGTTGAAAGGGCTCAGCTGTCTAGTCAGAACTTGAACAATTCCATGATGTTCGCGGCGCTCTCAGTAATTCCCAGCCTTATCAGCATCATAAGCATAGTATCCAACGCAACGGAAATCTGGGCTGGCGTACAGGTTGCGTTGAACGCTGTTATGGATGCAAACCCCATCTTCCTCGTCATCGCAGCAATCGCAGCCCTCGTAGCGGGGATCATCTATGCGTACAATACGTGTGAGACTTTTCGGAATGGTATCAATGCTCTTGGAAGTGATCTGGCTGCTGTTGGCAGTGCTATTGCAGGGGCTGTTTCAGGCTTTGTCGGCTGGGTTACGGGAGCTAATAATGCTTCTGTAGCAACTGCGAAAGTTGATGAAGTTGTTGCCAAGACCTCTAAGACTATACAAGCGTTCGGACAAGATATGGACAATGCTGGGAACATGACTATCAAATACGTTGCCGCTCAGCAACAGGTCCTGGCAAATCTCTCGCCTCTCGAGATGAGTCTCAGCGACCTCAAAGAACAGTTTATCATGACGTCAAGCTCGGCGGATACGTATGACGTGAAACTGAAGAATCTTGCTGACAGCAAAAAGCAGCTTATCACCGCAACGGACCAGATGCTCGGCGAACTAGGAAAGGAAGAGACCGGGTTAGAAGTCACTTACGGTCTAAACTACAAGAACACGGATGCGTACAAGTCTTTGCAACAGCAAATCGACAACGTGATAGGCAGTAAAGAAGCTCTTCTGGGAGAGTATGACAAGGAAATTGCGAAGATCAACCAGATTCCAGCCGTGATAAACGAGCAACTCGTTAACAAGGCTCAGGCGGATATACAAGCGTTCAAGGACTGTTCAACGGGCAAGATGTCTAGTCTGGCAGATGAATCTACGGACAAGATGAGTGTTATGGCCAGCGACGTAACCGACCTCATTAATCACGGCCTTGTCGGAGAAGCTCAGAACGCTATGCAAGCATACACCAGTTGCAGTACGAATAAAGTGGCTACGATGGCCATGAATATCGGTGACACGATTACGAAGATGACGACTGAGCATAACAAGCAGATTAAGCAAATGGCAGATTACGCTGCAATTCTCACGGGAAGCGAGAAAGACGCTGTTCTAAGCGAGATTGACTCGATGAACAGCCAGTACGAGACGAAGTTGACGCAGCTGCGAGATTGGCAAACGGCGCTGCTGGGCAAAATGAAGACTGAAGCTGCACAAACCCTTATTCCCGGAGCAGGCGGTGCAGTGAATACTTGGGCAGGTCTAGGCCGTGGAACCTTGGCTGTTCCTGATGGTGGGGGAAGAGCTGTAAACGTTACCATTACAGCTCCTCTTGTGAATATTGAGGGCAGCGCGGACAAAGCAACAGTTGACCTAGCATCAAAACAGGTCCTGCAGGCTCTACAAACGACTATCGTCGAGCCCACGAGCAGCGGTGCAGCGGCAACACAGAAACGTATCAGATCTGGGAGCGTGTTTGTAGCCTAATGCCGATTCTAGCTGAACAGGAAAGACTCGTAGCGCAGGAAAGCAACCTCATTAACGACCCGACGCAATACCCTTATAACACGCAGGCTGCCTGGGGCACGATGCATGATTATGGCAACGTAGTATTAGCTGTTGCCGGAATCTTGCTCATCAAGCTTGACATCTTGCTAAATGGCTCTATAGGATATGTACGCGTAAAGGTTGGTTCCAACTACGTTTTTGGGCTTGAGCCAACAGGAGTTTATACATCCTATGGGCTTGCCATTTGGTTAGCAGCCGGCACGTATGACGTGAAGGTTGAGGGGTACGTATCATCTGCAGCCTACACAGTTGCCATCAAGAATTTCCAAGCAGGCCTAAGCGCCTTCAATGACCAGCAAGGCGCCAGCGTCCGCACCTATAGCACAGGCATCGCTCTCACAGTTGCAAATCGTAACACGCCTGTGGGCGCTCT